TGCATACAAACGGCGCCGCAGGTTGGGCGGCAAAGGTTGGAAACAAGCCATGACAAAACTCTGCGCAATTTGCCATGCCCAATTTGATGATCCACCTCGTCGCGGCAGGCCCAAGCTCTACTGCTCGCGGCATTGCCGGATCAAGGCTGCCTCAGCTAACAAGCGACCAGGCGGCGAGGTTTGGAATCCTGAGCATCGGGCTTGCGATGTTTGTTCTGCTGCATTCGTGCCATTTAGCAGCCGCAGTCGGTTCTGCTCTGGCGCTTGCCGAAACGAGCACTACGGGGCAAGAACTAGGTCTGACGTAGTTGCCATCGTCACGACGTGCATGGCTTGCGCTAGCACGTTTACAACTCGACATGCACGCAAAAAGACGTGCGACGACAAATGCAGACAGGATCTGCAAAATAGGCGCAAGCGCGAAAAGGACTACGGCGTAGATCCTGGGATAGACGGCAAATGCACGGTGTCCTTCCAGCATTGCCTTGGCTGCCATGATTTGGTGTGCTCTCGCCGAGCAGGCGGCAGAACCTACTGTCCGCCATGTGTAGATGCTCGACGCCGTTGGCACGACACGAAGAAGAACCACAAGCGACGTGCGGCTGGGCAAATCACGATTTCTCGGCAGGAACTGGTCGCCTTGCGGGGCTCCAAATGCCACATCTGCCGGCGCAAGATTGACCTTCGCCTTGATGGCTTGCATCCGATGGGGCTGACGATTGACCATCTTCTGCCGGTGAGTCGGGGCGGCACAAATGACGTGTCTAACCTTGATGTTGCTCACCGGCGCTGCAATATCGCGCGAGGGAATCGAGGCTACTTCCAGTTGGGTTTGGAGAGCGATGCCTGGGCCGCCTCCTAAGCCAGCCGAGAAGAAGCGTGCCTTGGGCAACCCAGGCAAGCGCGCTTTGCCGTCAGCGAAGAACTTGGTTGCCTTGCCTCAAATGCAGCCTGATGTTCCTCGGCACCTAGGGCCAGAGGGTGCCGCAGTTTGGCGCCACGTCATGGACAAGGCCGGAAAGTGGCTGGCGGAGACTGACGCGCCGATCTTGCTTTTGCTAGCTGAGGGCTACGACCGGCGAGCATTTATGTTGAGGGTGCTGGCCGACGAGGGCTGGTCGGTTATGACTGACAAGGGCTACCCCTACAAGCATCCGCTCGTGTCGCCTCTGGCCGAGCTAGAAAAGCAGTTGTCGTCATGGCTGTCCCTCTTGGGCTTGACTCCAAGTGATCGATCTCGGCTGGGCCTAGCGGAAGTCAAGGCAGCGTCCACGTTGGAAAGGTTGCAAGCGAAGCGCAACAAGTAAGGGAGCCACCTGCGCATGGCAGCCCGAAAGATTAAAGGATGGCCGCCGGCCATCCTGACCCCTGTTCCTGCTGCGGATATCAAGCGCGGCGACGGCCCCCTAGTCACCGAATTCATTGAGGCGTTGTGCCCCCAGGTGAAGGACTCGGTCGGCGGCCGGGCTGGTGAGCCTTTGCTGCTGCGACCTTGGCAGCGCAAGCTGATGGATCACCTTTGGGCACGTCGAGCCGATCAGCGCTTGAGGGCCAAAGTTGCCCTCGTCGGCTTGAGCAGGAAGAACGGAAAATCGGCGCTGGGCTCAGGGATCGCGCTGTACGGACTGTTTATGGGTCCGCGAGGCGGCGAGGTTTATTCGTGCGCGGCTGACCGGGACCAGGCGCGCATCGTGTTCGGCGCTGCCAAGCAGATGGTGGAGATGTCCCCGGACTTGGCTGAGCAGGCGAAGTTGTATCGGGACGCTATCGAGATCCCGGCGACGGGCTCGGTGTATCGGGTGCTTTCCTCCGAGGCTTTTACGAAGGAAGGCTTGTCGCCGACGCTGGTCGTTTATGACGAGCTGCACGCCGCTCCGAATCGTGAACTCTGGGACGTGATGACGCTGGCGCAGGCCGCGCGCTACGACGCCTTGACCTTGGCGATTACGACTGCTGGGGTGCGGACGGATTCCACGGGCCAGGACTCGGTCTGTTATGGCCTGTACCAGTACGCCCAGCGGGTCGCGGCCGGCGAGGTCGAGGACCCGTCGTTCTTCGGCGCTTGGTGGCAGGCGGACCCGGACTGCGACCACCGCGACCCAAAGAACTGGCAGATTGCCAACCCTGGGTACGGCGACATCCAAGACCCCGAGGATTTTGAGTCTTCGGTGAAGCGGACCCCGGAGGCAGAGTTCCGCACCAAGCGCACCAACGTCTTCGTTTCCTCGCAGCAGGCTTGGTTGCCGCACGGTGCTTGGGATGAGTTGCCGACGATGGCGCCGGTGGATGACGGCACCCCGGTCGTGCTCGGCTTCGACGGTTCGTTCTCGGGTGACACGACGGCGATTGTCGGCGTGACGATTGAGGAGACCCCGCGCGTCTGGCTGGTTGATATGTGGGAGAAGCAGCCCACCGACCGCGATGACTGGCGGGTGGACATTGGCGGCGTTGAGGCTCGGATCTTGGAGACGTGCGGCCGGCTCAATGTGGTTGAGGTTGCGTGTGACCCGTACCGCTGGCAGCGGTCGATGGAGGCACTGGCCGAAGCCGGGGTTCCGATTACTGAGTACCCATCAAGCAGCCCAGCTCGCATGGTCCCATCGACGGCCAAGTTCTTTGACGCGGTGGTATCAGGCCAGGTCGCGCACGATCATGCTCCCGCTCTTGCCCGCCACCTGGACAACTGCGTCATCAAGACCGACCAAAAAGGGCCCCGAGTCGTGAAAGAGCACCGGGGCTCTCCAAGAAAGATCGATGCCGCGGTCGCGGCGATCATCGCTTTTGACCGGGCTACCCATCGCCGCGAGGCGGAGCCCGAAGCACCTGTCGCCAGTTTCTTTTCCGTTTAGGAGCGTCTATGCGCATCGCACTTGCTTTGCAGATTGCTGGCTGCGCTGCGCTCATTGTCGGGTGCGCCCTTGTGGCGCCTTGGCTCGGTTTCGTTGTCGCTGGGGTCTGCGGCCTGGCTTTCGGTGTCGCGCTTGAGAGAGGCCTCTGATGCTCGGGAACTTGTTCGGCGGTCAGCCGATGGAGGAGCGGAACCTCTCCTACCAGCAGGTGTGGGGCTCCGGCATCGACGTGTCGGGCTTCGCCACCTGGGCCGGCACGGTCGTCAACCAGAAGAACGCCCTCGAGATTGGTGCGGCCTACGCTTGCGTGCGCCTGCTCTCAGACACCATCTCGACTCTGCCGGTCGACACGTTCATTCGCCGCGACGGCAACCGGCTCCCCTACCGGCCGCGGCCAGCCTGGGTGTACGAGCCCGAGGGCCCTGGCTCTAGCCGCATTGAGTATTACAAGCAGATCGTCGTCTCCATGCTGCTGTCGCACGGGGCCGTGGTGCAGATCCTTCGCAACGGCAACGGCGAGATCGTCGCGCTTCAGCCGCTTGACCCGACCCGCGTGGACATTCGCCGGAACCCGGCGACCCGTTTGCGCGAGTTCGTGATTGACGGGGGCCAGGCCGTGCTGCCCGGTGAGGACGTGCTCTACATCCCTGAGATGCGCCGCCCCGGTTCGCTCAAGGGTGTTAGCCGCGTAGACGAGCTGAAGCAGACCCTCGGCCTAGCAAAGGCGCTCGATGAGTTCGCCTCGCGGTACTTCTCCAACGGTGCCAACACCTCGGGAATGATTGAGTTTCCCGGCAACTTGACGCAGGAGCAGGCCAAGGATCTGGTTGACGCCTTTGAGGCTGGGCACAAGGGCTTGAAGAAGGCTCACCGGCCGGGTGTGTTGTCGGGTGGCGCGAAGTTTGTGAAGACGGGGTCGGATGGCGAGCAGGCTCAGATGCTTGAGAGCCGCCAGTTCGCGGTAGAAGAGGTTGCTAGGGTCTTTCGTTGCCCTCCCAGCATGATCGGGTTGAACACTCCCGGCGCCATGTCTTACGCCTCGGTGGAGCACAACGCCATCCAGTTCACCCGCTACTCACTGACCCCGCTCATCGCCGCCATTGAGGAGGCCCACAACCGCCTCCTCCCCGGCGACGTGTTCCTGCGCGTCAACATGGACGGCCTTCTGCGGGGTGACTCGGCGACGCAGGCTTCCGTGTTTTCTACGGCGTTGCAGGCTGGCTACATGAGCGTCAACGAGGCGCGCGGTCTCATGGATCTTCGCCCGGTTGACGGGGGCGACGCGCCGCGCGTCCCGCTCGCCAACATCGCCGTCGCTTCGGCGGGGATCGTTGAGGAGCGCGAGCGCGTCGAGATGGCCGCGAAACTTGTCCAGTCTGGCTACGAGCCCGCAGCTGTGCTGTCCGCGCTTGGCCTGCCAGCAATGCCGCACACGGGCCTGGCGTCAAACCAGTTGCAG